TAAAAATGTCCTTGACAAAGGGTACGGTTTAAATATCTAGCCTTTTTATTTTTTCTTTTGTTCCTTTTGGAAGTATGATAGATACTCTATCATACTTTTCCTTATTATGGATTAATAGATAATTTTTTCTTTTTTGCGTATTTTTGTAACGATTATATGACATAGTATAATCTCCCTTTCTGAGGTAGGTTTATTATAGTCATCATATGACTATAATGTCAAGCTTTAGATAAAACTGAAAAGACTATATCTAAAAATAGATAAGTCCTGTTGAATCTTCTTTTGAAGTACTTAACGATAGCTGTTCTGTCCTATTACTCCTGAAAGCTAAATTTTCAGGAGGTGTCCATCATGACGGACGAACAGAAACAACAGATCATTGCCATGCGCCGGGATGGGGCAGGATATGGCAGGATAGCGGCGCGGCTCCAGATTTCCATCAATACAGTGAAGTCGTTCTGCCGGCGGCACAGCCTGGCGGCGAAGTCGGCAGCCTCAGTTTGCGAGCAGTGCGGAAAGCCGATTGAGCAGAATACGGGACGGAAGCGGAAACGGTTCTGCTGCGATGCCTGCCGGAATAAGTGGTGGAACGCACATCTGGAGCTGGTGAAGCGGAAGGCAGTCTACAACTATACCTGTCCGGCTTGCGGGAAGAAATTCACTGTCTACGGCAACAGCCATCGGAAGTTCTGCTCCCACGCATGCTATATTGCATACCGGTTCGGAGGTGTCCGCCATGGATAAGAGGTCGTTTCAAAATGAAACAGCCTTCCAGATGGCGATGTATCTGGCAAGGCGGATGCTGGCCGAAAAGCTCATCACCGGGAAGGAGTACCGGGACTTCGAGCAGGAGATGCTTCGCCGCTATCAGCCTTTTTCCGGGGACTTATACACTTGATAATTGTATCAAACAGAGTGATATATAGTGTCGAAAGGAGCTGATTCTATGCGGACTATCCGTAAGATTGAACGACGCATACCAAATTTGAAGCAAAGAAAGAAAGTCGCAGCCTATGCCCGCGTATCCATGGAATCGGAGCGGATGCACCATTCCCTTTCGGCGCAGGTCAGTTATTACAGCAGCCTCATCCAGAAGAACCCGGACTGGGAATACGCCGGGGTCTATGCCGACTATGGCATCTCTGGGACGGGGATGAAGAAGAGGCAGGAATTCCTGCGGATGCTGGAAGATGCCGAAGCCGGGAAGATAGACAGCATCCTGACCAAGTCCATCCAGCGCTTCGCACGCAACACCGTAGACCTTCTGCGTACCGTCCGGCATCTGAAAGAGCTGGGCATCGAAGTTTGGTTTGAAAAAGAGAATATCCATACCATGAGCGGGGACGGCGAGCTTATGATGACCATCCTGGCATCTTTTGCCCAGGAGGAAAGCCGTTCCATTAGTGAAAATATCCGGTGGCGCATCAAGAAACAATTTGAGCAGGGGAATCCTAACGGGCGGTTCCGTGTTTACGGGTATCGCTGGGAAGGGGATAACCTGGTGGTAGTTCCCGAGGAAGCAGCTGTTGTCAGGCGCATCTTCCAGAATTTCCTTGATGGCAAGTCACGTCTTGAAACCGAACGGGAATTTGCTGCCGAAGGCATCACGACCCGGAATGGCTGCCGCTGGATGGATTCCAACATCAGGGTTGTCCTGACCAATGTTACCTATACTGGCAATATGCTTTTCCAGAAGGAATATGTGACGGATCCAATCCTCAAGAAGCGGAAGAAGAACCGGGGCGAACTTCCTAGGTATTATGTTGAAAATACGCATGAGCCTATCATCGACAAGGAAACCTTTGATTACGTGCAGCAGGAGATGGCGCGGCGAAAGGAACTGGGGGCGCTGGCCAATAAGTCCTTGAACACGACCTGCTTCACGGGAAAAATCAAATGCGGCATCTGCGGTCGGAGTTATATGCACAATCGCCGCACAGACCGGGGCTTTGAAGAATTCTGGGATTGCGGCTCCCATAAACTGAAAGGCCGGAATTGCGGCGCAAAAGGCAGTATCCCGCATGCAGTCCTCGTGAAGGAGAGTACAGAAGTCCTAGGCCTGGATGATTTCGATGAGCAGGCGTTTCTTGACCGGGTCGAAAAGATAGTAGTGCCAGAATACCATGTGATGGTTTTCTGTATGAAAAACGGACAGAAACTTATCCGGCACTGGGTATCAACGGCGAAGAAGGATTGCTGGACCGATGAGTATAAGGATCGTCAGAGGGCATGGATGAAAAACTACATGGCCAATGGCAAGGGAACACGGTTCTCCGTCTTTACGACCCGCATCCGGTGCGCCTTGTGCGGATCCTCTTTCCGGCGGTGTAAAACGAAGCATGACAGGCCTGTTTATTGGCGATGCAGCAAAGGCGGCAAATGTGAATCGGTCAGCATCCGGGAAGATGACCTGAAGCGTGTGGCCGCAGAGACCATGGGGTTAGAGGACTTTGATGAGGATAGATTCCGGGGGAAAGTGGAATCTATCGAAGCCGGAAAGCCAGACTGCCTGACTGTCCATTTCAAGAGTGGGAGAACAGAAGAGATTTCTTATACGCCTACGCCATCCAAGCGGCGTCCCAAGGCACGGAGAAAGGAGAGCGGAGAAAAGTGGCAAAGACAGTAAGGGCCATCCCGGCCACCATCAGCCGTTATACGGCGGCTCCGATTAACAGCCGGAAGAAGCGGAGAGTAGCGGGCTATGCCAGGGTTTCCACGGACCATGATGACCAGATCAGCAGCTATGAAGCACAGGTCGATTATTATACGAACTATATCAGGGAACGGGATGACTGGGAATTTGTCGGCATCTACACCGATGAAGGCATCTCGGCGACCAACACGCGTCACCGCAATGGTTTCAAGCGGATGGTCAGGGATGCCATGGATGGGAAAATCGACCTCATCGTCACAAAATCAGTCAGCCGCTTTGCCAGAAATACCGTAGACAGCCTGACAACGGTACGCAAGCTCAAGGATAAGGGCATCGAGATTTATTTCGAGAAGGAAAACATCTGGACGCTCGATGCCAAGGGCGAACTCCTCATCACCATCATGAGTTCCCTGGCGCAGGAAGAAAGCCGGAGCATTTCGGAAAACGTCACCTGGGGTCATCGGAAGCGGTTCGCTGATGGCAAGGTGAGTGTTCCCTACAGGCATTTTCTCGGCTATGACAAAGGGCCTGACGGGAATCTGGTCGTCAACCGGGAACAGGCCAAGACGGTGAAACTGATTTACCGCTTGTTCCTGGACGGGTATACCTTCCACTCCATTGCCAGGGAGCTGACTTCCAGAGGGCTGGAAACTCCGGCAAGAAAGAAACGCTGGTATCCGGGGACGGTAGAGAGCATCCTGACAAATGAGAAATACAAGGGCGATGCCCTGCTGCAGAAGCGGTTCACCGTCAACTTCCTGACCAAAGAAACGAAAGCGAATGAAGGGGAAGTGCCGCAGTACTATGTGGAAAATAACCACGAAGCCATCATCAGCCCGCAGGTCTTCGACTGGGTACAGGAAGAAATCAAGCGGCGGCGTGAAGGCAGGGGACGTTACAGCGGCGTATCCATCTTCTCCAGCAAAATCAAGTGCGGCCAGTGCGGAGGCTGGTACGGGGCCAAGGTCTGGCATTCGACCGACAAGTACCGCAGAACCATCTACCGATGCAACGATAAGTTCAAGAGCCATTGCAAGACACCACATCTGACAGAGGATGATATCAAGGAAGCCTTCGTCCGGGCCGTCAATCAGCTCATCGAAAACAAAGCGGACGTACTTGACAGCATCACACTGCTGAAGGAACGGCTCACTGACACAGAAGACTTGGAAGAGGAGCGGGACAGGATAAGCACAGATTTGAACCTGCTGGCCGACAAGATACAGCAGCTCATAGCCGAGAACGCCAGGGTCGCGCAGAACCAGGATGATTATGACCGGAACTACAACGAACTGGTCAGTCGGTATGAAGCAGCGAAGACGCAGTACGACAAGACCTGTGAAGCCATCCAGTATCGCAAGGCCCGGAGCCGTCAGATGGACAGCTTCATCAAGGAGCTTAGGAATCAGGATCTCATTAAGGAGTTCGATGCCCGGCTGTGGGGCAGCCTGGTGGATTTCATCACAGTGTACAGCAAAGACGATATCCGGGTGACCTTCAAGGACGGGACGGAAATCAGAGCATAAGCAGGAAAAAAGGATTACGGCAGAGAATCCAAGAGGAAACGCAGGATTCTCTGCCGTATTTTTGATGAAGAAAATCGGAATATGATATAATAGTAAGGGTTTCAGGTGTGCGAAGTTTGAGTGAGATATAAAGTACAGTTTACAAGGGACTACACAGGGTAGGTATCTGACGGGAGGGGTGCCGCCAGTCAGATTTTCCATGTGATGTTCAAGCTGTCGCTTGTGGCGGCTATGGTGGTGATCATCAAATCCACCACACGCCGCTTGTCATCAAAAGATACATTCTCCCAGGTATCGAGGTAGCCGGAAATCTGGCTGACCTGTTCCGGGCTGATGGCCTCCACAGTCAACTCCGCTATCCTTGCCAGAAGTTCCTGCTTGCGCCCGTCCAGTTCCGCTATCTTCACATTCACATAGGAGAGCAGGACATTGTTCGCGCCCGTCAGACTGTCCACCAGCTTTTCAATCTCGCTGTCTACATGGGCAAGTTCCACTTGCAGGGCGGTGATTTTCGGGTTTGCCTTTGCCGCTTTCTTTTTTCCTGTCAGCGTCTTGTAGCTTGCCAGCTTCTTTACCATCTGCTGATAAACAACCGCTTCCAGTTCCGAAGTGATGATTTTCCCACAGCCAGGACAGCTTTTATTGTCCAGCCGTTTCGTGCAGCGGAGATACTGTTTGCCGGAGGGATTGTAGATACTCATAAGAGCATACCCGCAATTCCCGCACTTGATTTTTCCTGCCAGCCATGTGTGGGTGGCTTTCCGGGCAGACTGGATTTTCATGTTGTTCATCAGCTTCTTGCGGCAGGTCAGCCAGGTGTCGGAGGGGACGATACCCTCATGGGGAGCCAGTACCAGCATTTGGTCTTTTAAGTCGTTTTTCTTGCTGGCCTTTACATCTCGCCCTTGATACAGATAGCAGCCGTTCATGCCCGTAAAATCGGCAACGTCATTGACAATGACTGTACCTTGACTTTTGAAAAATTCGTACACATCAAGGTCTGCCTGCACATAGACAGGATTGCGTAACATCTGCGCCAGCGTGGGGCGTATCAGCTCTTTGCCATGGAACAAAATCCCCTGTTCGGCAAAGTACCGGGTAATGTCCCCGTAGGAAGTTGTGGGCTGGGCGTACATCTCAAACATCAGCCGGATATTGGCCGCTTCCTCCGGGTTTACCACCAGCTTCTTTGTGTTGAT